TGCCGCCTGTTGCGGCTGTTGTTACTCCCGTTGTGAAGGGAGGTGAGGGTAAGTGACTTTCACCTGGAAGTCTTTTTTGACGCACCTTGGGGCGGCATTGTTGGGCGCGTTAGCGTCCTATTTTGGTTTGTCTTAACACCCCGTTTTTCGCGGAGTGTGGCCGGGGCCTGCGGGCTCCGGCTTTTTTTTTATTATTTTTAGGTATCGTTTATTCATTGTTTTTTTTGTTTAGCTTGGCTTTTGTTTTTTCTTGGCCTGCTGTGTAAGTGTTTATTTATGTTTTGTAGATACCGGATTTTCAGGGTAGTACCCTGTTTTGTTTTGTAGTTTATACTACTTGTGGCCCGGTTTTGTCGGGCTGTTTAGGACCGCAGCTGCGGGACTTTTGACCAATTCCCACTTGATGTAATTGGTCTGACTGGTCCCTTTGGATCAGTCTTTCCCTTTAGGGATTAAGGGTGTATTATTTGGATGTGGTCATTTTTCTGTGGAGGTGCTCTGTGAAGCGTCACAAGGGTGGATTTTCGAATTTTTCGTCCTCTGCTCGTAAGGTTCATCCTATGAACGTTGTTGCGCCACTAGATCGTGGCGGAATTCGGCTGTAGTGCCGTGCTTCCATCCAATTCTCGCTTGGCGAGGCCGGGGAGGGGCTCCCGTATTCAAGATAGCGGAAGCGCTATCGAGAGACTCCTTCTCGGTTCCATGCGGTCGGTGCATTGGCTGTAGGTTGGAGCGGTCCCGTCAATGGGCGCTCCGTTGTATGTGTGAGGCTCAAATGCATGACTCTAATTGTGTTATTACTTTGACGTATTCTGTGGCTCCTGAGGGTCTTGTTAAGCATGACTTTCAGTTATTTATGAAACGTTTGCGTAAGCGTATTTCTCCACAGAAAGTACGGTTTTTGGCATGTGGTGAATATGGTGACAAGTTTTCTCGTCCTCATTTCCATGCTGGTTTGTTTGGTTGGTGTCCTCCTGATATGACACCTTTTAGTGGTAAGTACCGTTCTGCCTTTTTAGAGTCTTTGTGGCCTGCTGGTTTTTCTTTGGTTGATCATTGTTCTTTCGATGCTTTCGCGTACATTGCGCGTTACATGGTAAAGAAAGTTCTTGGGAAGGGTGCTGATGCTCATTATCTCGATAGTGAAACTGGCGAGTATCGCACTCCTGAATTTTTGTTGTGCTCTCGTCGGCCGGGAGTGGGCCGGACATGGCTCGAAAAATTCGGCTCGGATGCTTATCCTTCTGGGTTTATGTACGATTTTAGGGGAGGCATTACTGTTCCTCCTCGTTATTTTAATTCTATTGTGAAGAAGTACATGCCCTCCCTTTATGAAGAGTCTTTGACGCATCATGTTTTTCGCCCATTGGATATATGGGCTCTCGATTCTCAGGAGTTGAATACGACGGGCCGCTTGAACCTGAAAGGTTCGCGGAATTTGAGTAAGGAGTAGTTATGCTATGGCTAAACTTCGGATGTTTTCTGTGCGTGACTCTGCTGTGGGTTTGTTCTCTGCGCCCTTTTTTCTTAGGGGACGTGGTGAGGCCTTCCGTGCTTTCCAAGACGAGGTTAATCGTCCGGAAAGTCGTATTTTCGCTCATCCTTCGGATTATGCGTTGTTCGAAGTCGGTTCCTTCGACGAGGACGGCGCTATCGTTGAGACTCTTCCTTCTCCGGAGCGCCTTGCGATGGCTTCCGATTTAGTTCGTAAGCCTGTTGAGCCGTCTGATGTGCCGTATGTCAGGCACTGATTGTGCTGTTTGTCATTGTGATGCCTGGTGGTGGATTACCATCTATGGGTTAGAGTTCCGGGTTTGCCGGACTCATTACGAAGCTCTTGGAGGTCTGTGATGGATCGTCTTGTAATTCAGCCTCAACAAAGTGTTATGAGCGCTAGCGCTCATTTTTCTCAAGTTCCTCATGCTGAGATTGAACGATCCACTTTTGATCGTTCTCATGGTTTTAAGTCTACGTTTGATTCGGGATATTTAATTCCCGTGTTTTGTGATGAAGCTTTGCCGGGTGATACATTTAGCCTTCGCATGTCGGCTTTCGCTCGTTTAGCGACTCCGCTGAAACCTGTGATGGATAATATGTTCCTTGACAGTTTCTTCTTTTTTGTGCCTTTGCGTTTACTTTGGGATAATTTCCAAGAGTTCATGGGTGAACGGAGGAATCCGGATGATTTGCCGGATACTTATACTGTTCCCCAAGTTACTGTTCCTGATGGTGGTTTTGTCAATAGTTCCATTTTTGATTATATGGGACTTCCGACTCAAGTCGTTCCCGCTGCTGGTGTTGGCGTTGCAGCTTGGTGGCTTCGTGCTTATAACTTGATTTATAATGAGTGGTTTCGTGATGAAAACCTTCAAGATCGTGTACCATTTTCTTTAGATGATGGACCTGATGATCCTAATACTTACCAGTTGTTACGACGTGGTAAGCGTAAGGATTATTTCACTTCCGCTTTACCTTGGCCGCAGAAGGGTGATGCTGTTTTGTTACCTCTTGGTGGTCTTGCTCCGTTGGTTTTTTCCGATAATATGCAGGTTAAAATTACGGAGGCTTTTGGTTACGCTGATGGTTTCCTGGGACCTCTTACGATAAACCCTAACATTACTAACCCTGATTTTGAGGTTGGTGCGGCTCAATTTTCTACTTCTGGGCCTAATCCTGTCAATTCTCAGAATGGTTTCTTGACGAATGATGCTGGTGGTATTTTGTCTAATGGCTCGTATGCAGATTTGACTTCTGCTACGGCCGCTACGATTAATTCGCTTCGGCAAGCTTTTCAGTTGCAGAAATTGTTTGAGCGTGATGCTCGCGGTGGTACTCGTTATACTGAGATTATTCGAAGTCATTTCGGTGTGACGTCTCCTGATTCTCGTTTACAACGTCCTGAATATTTGGGCGGTGGTGAAACGATGATCAATATCAATCCTGTAGCTCAAACCTCTCAAGCTGGTACTACTCCCCAAGGTAATCTTGCGGCTTTTGGTACAGCTGGGGTTTCTGGTCATGGTTTCAGTAAGTCATTTACTGAGCATGGTGTGATTCTCGGTTTGGTTTCTGTCCGTGCTGATTTAACTTATCAGCAAGGTCTTAACAAGATGTGGAATCGTAAGACTCGTTACGATTTTTATTGGCCGGCTTTTTCTCATCTCGGTGAACAGGTTGTTCAAAATTCCGAGATTGAGTTAACTGGTTCTACTGATCCCGTATTAGGGGATCTGGGTCCTTTTGGTTACCAGGAGCGATATGCTGAATATCGCTATAAGCCTTCTCTAATTACTGGTAATTTTCGTTCTAACTTTGCTTTGTCTCTAGATTTGTGGCATTTGTCACAAGATTTTGGAGGTGTGTGTCCTCAGTTGGGTTCCGATTTCATTGTCGATAATCCTCCGATTGAGCGCATTATCGCGGTTCCTTCTGAACCGTATTTTTTGTTCGATGCTTACTTTCAGTTGAAGTGTGCCAGACCTATGCCTGTTTACAGTGTGCCTGGTTTGGTTGATCACTTCTAGGAGGTGCGTTTTGGCTGGACTTAATTTAGGTAGTTTGCTTTCGCCTGTTGTTGGTGCTATTGGCTCTATGTTTGGCGCTTCTCAAGCCAATCAAGCATCTGCTGCTTCTGTTCAGCAACAGGAGAATTTTCAAGAGCAAATGTCTGATACTTCATATCAACGTGGTATGGCTGATATGAAGGCTGCTGGGTTGAACCCTATGTTGGCTTATGCGCAAGGTGGCGCATCGTCACCGTCGGGTGCTTCTTATACTGCTCAGAATGTGGCATCTGCTTTGCCTACTGCTGCTGGGCAAGTTCAGTCTGGTATTCAGGCGGGTGATGTGATGGCTAATATTGAGTCATCTACCGCCTCTAATACCTCTGCTGTTGAGTTGAATAAGTCGAATGAAGCTTTGAACGCTGCGAAGCAACGGTATACTGATTTATTGTCTCAAGGTCAGTCTGCCGATAACGCACGTAAGGAAGTTATGGGACATCTTTGGGATCTAGTTCCTGAAGGTGTTTCTAATATTTCTAATCTTGCCTCGAAGTTTGCTGCTTGGTGTGTTTCTCCTGGCGGTTATGGCCAGAGTCATGTTTTGAATGGGAAAGGGGCGCCTCTTGATTAAGCGTTACGTTCCGCGGTTGATTGTTTCTTGTCTTGGCGGCCGTACTAAGGCCGCTGCTGTTAGCGAGTGTGATATTAACGAGATCATACGTAGGGCTAAGGCTTCTGGTGCTTTGCCTCCTGTATCTCGGCCGGGCGTGTATCAGGATGTGTCTTCTGTTCCTGATACACACTCGGCATTATCTTTGATTAAGCGCACGCCTCCTAAGGCTATTCGCGCTGCTTTGGCGGCTGATAAGCCGCCTGTTCCGCCAGTGGCGGTTGTGCCGCCTGTTGCGGCTGTTGTTACTCCCGTTGTGAAGGGAGGTGAGGGTAAGTGACTTTCACCTGGAAGTCTTTTTTGACGCACCTTGGGGCGGCATTGTTGGGCGCGTTAGCGTCCTATTTTGGT